TGAAGAAGAAGAGAAAACAATTCTTCTTGTATCAAATCCAATTATAATTGAAGAAATTAAAGGAAGATCAGGTGTTTTAGGATACAAACTAGAACCCTGGCTTAAAACAACTACCGAAGATATGTTTGTTGTTAACTTTAGTGATGTTCTTACAATGTCTGAATCTTCAGATATAGAAATGATTATGCTATATCAAAACTATGTAAGAAACTTAAATCACAATAATGGTGGAAGTACTAAGAACCATAAGATATCAAAAGAGATGGGATATATCTCTTCAGTTAATGATGCAAAGGATATTCTAGAGAAGCTCTATAAATCTAAGTAAAGCCTATAGCTTCTCTTCAACCCTAACAAAGGTATTCTACTTGTCATTCTGATTCTTGTCAACTATTTGTAGAACTGTTATAATATCTACATACTAAAGAAGATAAACTTATGATTGTTGCAAATACTATGGCAAAGAGGAAAAGATCTGAACATTATGTGAATAATAAAGAATTTCTTGCAGCACTGATTAATTATAGAGATGATGTTGAGAGAACGTTCATCAAAAAGTATGGTAGAGAACCAACCAAAGAAGATAGAGGAAAGAGATGGGATACAAAACCTCCTATCCCACGTTACATTGGTGAGTGTTTCTTGAAGATTGCAAATCATTTATCTTACAAGCCAAATTTTGTCAACTATATGTTTAAGGATGACATGATTTGTGATGGCATTGAGAATTGTGTTCGCTACATTCACAATTTCAATCCAGAGAAGTCACAAAATCCTTTTGCGTATTTTACTCAAATTATTCACTATGCATTCTTGCGTAGGATTTCTCAAGAGAAAAAGCAACTAGAAATCAAAAACAAAATTCTTGAAAAGTCTGGATTTGATGAAGTTTTCGAAGGTAGTGAACTTGACGGATCTAGTTACAGCGACTATAATAGCATTAAGGACGCTGTGCATTCTAAACTTCGTTATTGATGAAAGTAGCAATCATCACCGATCAACACTTCGGTGCGCGTAAAAACTCTAAACTTTTCCACGATTATTTTCTAAAATTCTACAACGATGTATTCTTTCCAACGTTGGAGAAAGAAGGTATTTCGACGGTGATTGATATGGGTGATACCTTTGATAGTCGCAAAGGTATTGATTTTTCTGCTCTATCATGGGCTAAAAATCATTACTATGACAGACTTCAAGAAATGGGAGTAACTGTCCATACTGTAGTCGGTAATCACACAGCGTACTACAAAAACACTAATGAAGTTAACGCAGTAGATTTACTACTCCGTGAATATAAAAATGTAACAGTATACTCAGAAGCAACTGAAGTAAAACTTGATAAATTAAACGTAATTTTTATACCTTGGATTAATGCAGAGAACGAAGAGAGTACTTTTAAACTTATTAAAGCTACATCTAGCATTTGTGCGATGGGGCACCTTGAACTCCAAGGATTTAGAGCTCATCGTGGAGTCGTCATGGAGCACGGTCTTCAGAGCGAATTATTTGAGAAGTTCGAGCGCGTCTACTCGGGACACTATCACACTAGATCGGATAACGGCAAAATCTTCTATCTAGGTAATCCCTATGAGATGTTCTGGAATGATTTGAATGATACTAGAGGATTTCATATTTTTGATACTAAAACTCTAGAGCATACTCCAGTCAATAATCCTTATAGAATGTTCTACAGCATTTATTATGAGGATACAAATTATCAAACCTTTGATACCAGAGAATACGAAAACAAAATTGTAAAAGTTATTGTTCGCAAAAAATCAGACGCAAAGAAATTTGAAAAGTTTATTGATAAACTTTATGCATCAAATGTATTTGATTTGAAAATTGTAGAAAACTTTCAAATTATTGATCCAGAAAATTTTGAAATCACCGACTCAGAAGATACTCTTTCTATTTTAAATAGATACATTGAAGAAGCTGAGATTGATCTAGATAAATCAACCATTCAGAATCTTATTCAAGAAGTATATAAAGAAGCTTGCGAGTTGGTTTGAATGTTTATCATTACGATAGAGGGAAAGGAAAAAGAGGGAGCATATAGCGCAACTAACGAAGATGGAGAAAAAATTCTTTATCTCTTCGAGGATGAAGATGATGCCATGAGATTTGCTATGATGCTTGAAGAAGATGGATATCCCGAAATGCATGTGATAGAAGTCGAAGATGAAATGATGATAAAAATATGTGAATTGCATGATTACAGTTATGCAGTCATTACTTCAAATGATATTGTAGTTCCTCCAAAATATAATGATTTTATTTAAAAAAATTTCTTGGAAAAATTTTCTCAGCACGGGTAATCAAGAAACTGAATTTTCATTAACCGAATACTCCAGTAATCTGATCATCGGAACCAATGGTGCAGGTAAAAGCACTATTTTGGATGCACTAACATTTTCCTTATTTGGTAAACCATTTCGTAAGATTAACAAACCACAACTTGTCAATTCTGTAAATGAAAAAGATTGTGTAACTACTATCGAATTTTCTGTCAACTCTGTAAATTGGAAAGTAGTTCGTGGCATCAAACCAAATATATTTGAAATATATCGTGATGGAAATCTTTTAGATCAATCGGCTTCTGCCATTGATCAGCAAAAATGGTTTGAACAAAATGTTCTTAAGATGAACTATAAATCTTTTACTCAAATTGTAATTTTGGGTAGTAGCACATTTGTTCCTTTTATGCAACTCTCCGCACAGAATCGCAGAGAGGTTATTGAAGATCTTCTTGATATTCGTATTTTCTCATCTATGAATACGATTATTAAAGAAAAAATTAGAGCAGCAAAGGAAGACATTAAAGTTTTAGAACTCAAAAAAGAATCCCTTCTGGATAAAGTTCAAATGCAGAAAAACTTTATTGAAGAATTGGAGAATCGTGGAAAAGAAAATATTAAACTAAAGGAAAATAGTATCAAGGAACTTCTGATTGAAGAAAAAGATACTATGGATGAAAATATTGAGATTTCTAATAAAGTTAATTTATTAGAAAAACAACTAGAAGAACATATCGGAGCTACAGAAAAACTTCGTAAGTTAGGAAATCTTAAAGGAAAAATCTCACAGAAAGTATCTACTATTACCAAGGAGCATAAGTTCTTTACTGAGAATACGGTATGCCCTACTTGCACTCAGTCTATTGAGGAGACTTTTAGAATAAATAGAATTAACGACGCTCAAAATAAAGCAAAAGAGTTGCAATCTGGTTATAAAGAACTGGAGGAGGCAATTAAAGAGGAGGAAGAGCGAGAGCGTCATTTCATCACACTATCAAAGGAGATTACTTCTTTAACGCATGGCATTTCTCAAAACAATACTAGAATTTCTGGATGTCAACGACAAATCAGAGATTTGGAATCGGAAATTCAAAGAATTACCGATCAACTTGCAAACAGAAATACTGAACATGAGAAGTTAGAATCCTTCAATAAAAACTTAAAAACTACATACGACGAACTCGCTTCTAAAAAAGACACAATCAACTACTACGATTTTTCGTATAGTTTGCTTAAAGACGGTGGAGTTAAAACTAAAATCATCAAGCAGTACTTGCCACTTATAAATCAGCAAGTCAATCGTTATCTTCAGATGATGGATTTCTACATCAACTTTACACTTGATGAGGAATTTAACGAAACCGTTCAGTCCCCTATTCACGAAGACTTTTCTTATGCTTCTTTCAGTGAAGGAGAGAAGATGAGAATCGATCTGGCACTACTCTTCACTTGGCGTGAGGTTGCCAGAATGAAGAACTCAGTCAATACAAATCTTTTAATCATGGATGAGGTATTTGATTCATCACTTGATGGCTTTGGGACAGAAGAGTTTCTCAAAATCATCCGCTTCGTTATCAAAGATGCAAATGTATTTGTCATCTCTCACAAGCAAGGGATGGAAGACAGATTCGAACAGTGTATTAGATTCGAAAAGATAAAGAATTTCAGTAGAATGGCGGTTTGATGGCAACTTATAGACATTTAGAAACTGGGAAAAAGTTTTTATTCATTCATATTCCCAGAACTGGTGGTAGATTTGTTGAAGCAAATTTAGATGCACAAGGTTGGGTATGGGATGATAATGTTGATGTTGATAAACCATATAAAAGTATTGATGGTATAGAGGTTGCTCATTTTCATAAAGAGTATTATGAAAAGCACTTGGATGTAGAAAATATTCCCCATGTCTGCATCATAAGAAACCCCATTGATCGCTTCATCTCAGCATCAATTTACCTCAAACATTTGTATGGTAATGATATTCAAGAGTTGATGGAAGATCCAATGTATTTCTTCTCAATGCTTGAAAATTATCCTTGCACAGAATCTGTAAACTGGTATCGATCTCAACTTGACTTCCTATCAGATAAAACATATGTGTGGAGATTTGAAGATGGACTTGGAGAAAACTTTTCTAATTGGTTGAGTGATATTGTTGGCGTTGAAATAAAAATGGATAGATCTGTAAAATACTTTAAACAAGATTATGAATCCAACAAGCTTGACAAAACATCTTCTCTCATAGATAATATTAAATCTCTCTACGGAAAGGAAATTGGCCAACTCTACCCCGAACTGGCAACACCATAGTAAAAAGGAACAGAAGCGTCGTCTTAAACCTCAGGCAATGAGAGCAAGACGAGAAGCATTACGCCACTTTAAAAAGCGTCACATGAACCGCTCCAATGGGGCGGTTTCGTCGTATTGTGGCTTCATACGAAAAGAAACACATGTCTGTCTCGCACGAAATTAAATCTCAACTTGCGAAACTGCTTGCTACTGAAGATCTCGTTGTAGAGCATCGTCAGATTGAGACTGCACAATTCAATGTTCATACTCGCGTGTTGACTTTGCCTCTGTGGGAGAAAGCGAGTAATAGTGTTTATGATATGCTCGTTGGACATGAAGTTGGCCATGCTCTCTTTACTCCAGATGAAGATCCTCCGCAAAACATTCCACATTCTTTTGTGAATATTGTTGAGGATGCTCGCATTGAAAAACTTATGAAGCGCAAGTATATGGGACTTGCAAAGACTTTCTTCAATGGATATAAAGAACTGAGTGATGAAGATTTCTTTTCTCTTGAAGGTGAAGATATCTCTAAAATGAGCCTTGCTGATAGAGTTAATCTCTGGTTTAAGATTGGCAATTATATTGATGTTCCCATTGAGCGTGGGGAGGAAATGGATATCATCAATATGATCGCGGAAACTGAAACTTTTGCGGATGTTTTGATCGCTGCAGAAATTCTTTACAAGTATTGTAAGGATGAGATGAAGAAGGAAAAGGCACCTGAGGAAATGCAACCCCAACAATCCACTCAAGGTGGGGGTGATTCCACTCAGGAAGAGGGTGAAGAACAGCAAGATAATAGTGGAGAAGAAGAAAAATCTGATGATAATACTTCTACAGGTACTGAACCCAATCAATCTGGTGGTGAATCTTTTGATGAAGAGCCTGAAGTTCTCACTGTTGATAATCTTGAAGAAAATCTTCGTGAACTTATTTCTCAAAATGGACAAGATAATGTTTATGTTGAATTGCCAAAAGTAAATCTCAATTCTGTAATTGCCAAAAACAAAGATATTCATAATGTAATTACTTCTTACTTTGTAATGCAACAAGAATTATCTGATAAACGTAAAATCGAACATAAAATTCCACTGTTCAATGTTTATGAAGATGTTGATGCAGAATTTAATAAATTCAAAAAGTCTGCACAAAAAGAAGTAAACTATCTTGTAAAAGAGTTCGAGTGTCGTAAAGCGGCAGATTCTTATTCTCGCTCCGCTGTTTCTCGTACTGGAGTTCTTGATTGTGCAAAACTGCACACATATAAGTACAATGAAGATCTATTCAAAAAAGTCTCTGTAATTCCTGATGGAAAAAATCATGGACTTGTTTTCATCTTGGATTGGAGTGGTTCAATGTCTTATGTTCTCCGAGATACTTGCAAACAACTTTTTAATTTGATCTGGTTCTGTAAAAAAGTTTCAATTCCTTTTGAAGTTTATGCATTTACAAATGAGTGGCTTCGCCATTCAGTTGATGAAAAAACTGGAGAGTACATTCCTGCAGATATCAAACCTCATTATCAGAAAAAAGAAGGACTGCTTTCTATCGATGATAATTTCTCCTTGATGAATATTTTGACTAGTAAAATTTCTTCTAAAGACTTGGAGTATCAACTTTTGAATATTTGGAGAATCGCATCATACTTTAGTCATAGTTATGGAACTTATAGTATTCCTGATAGGTTGACTCTTTCAGGAACTCCTCTGAATGAAGCATTGATAACTTTGCATCAGATTATTCCTAGTTTTCAGAAAGAAAACAAATTGCAAAAAGTTCAATGCATTGTTTTAACTGATGGTGAAGCAAATCAACTTACTCGTCACGTTGAAGTAAAACGTCATTGGGAATCAGAGCCATATCTTGGTACTCGCCGTCTTAATCCAGATAACACTTTTATTCGTGATCGTAAACTAGGAACAACTTATAAAGTTGAATATGAATGGCATAAGTTCACAGATCTCCTTCTTACAAATTTGAAGGATAATTTTCCTTCTGTTAATTTTATTGGAATTCGAATTCTTTCTTCTCGGGATGCGAAGCATTTTATTCGTACCTATTATGGATATGAAAGTAATGAGAATAAAGAATATCGAAGGATTATTGGTGACTGGAATAAAACAAAAAACTTTTGCATTAAAAACTCTGGTTATGATGCTTACTTTGGAATGTCTTCATCTACACTTTCTCAGGAAACAGAATTTGATGTCGATGAAGGAGCAACTAAAGCAAAAATTAAGTCAGCATTTGCTAAAAGTTTAAAGACTAAAAAACTAAATAAGAAAGTTCTCGGTGAATTTATTTCCCTAGTAGCATGAACTGGAAAGAAATCGCACTTGCTTCTGAAACTGATCCAAGAGTTAGAAAAGTCCTCTTGGAAGGCCCTAAAAAATTGACGGATGCCTGGATGCTTGCTGCCATGAAATTTAAATATGGACAGTATACAAAGTGAACATGGGGGGTGCTGAGCACCCCCTTTTTGCTTTATAATAACCTCAGTTGAAACAACCAATCAATTCAATGTCTATTTCAATCGACTACATCAGTTCTTCTCTCAAGAATCTTTATGGATCTAACGTCACTAGTGCTGATGTTAAAGCTTGGTGTAACATGAATGATATCGGTTATCAAACTGTAACTAAAAAACTCGAACAATTTAAGGTTGGACGTGGTAAGTGGAATCTGACGGTTCAAGAAAAACTCGAAAAAACTTATCAAGCACCTGCCGCACTTCCTGTAATTCAACAAAATCTTGTTCCTCAGAAAGATGATACCTTCGTCAAGTTTGGTAATTTCAACGATATTAAGAAAATTATCTCCAGTCGTTTATTTTACCCTACCTTTATCACTGGCCTTAGCGGCAACGGGAAAACTTTCGGAGTGGAACAAGCTTGTGCTCAGTTGGATAGGGAATTGATCCGCGTAAACATTACTATTGAAACTGATGAAGATGATCTCATTGGCGGATTCCGTCTTGTCAATGGTGAAACCGTTTGGCACAATGGCCCAGTCATCGAAGCCCTGGAGCGCGGTGCGATTCTACTGCTTGACGAGATTGACTTGGCTTCCAACAAAATTCTTTGCCTTCAATCGATCCTCGAAGGAAAGGGTGTCTTCCTGAAGAAGATTGGTCGATTCGTCAAACCTGCTCCTGGTTTCAACGTGATTGCTACTGCAAACACCAAGGGTAAGGGTTCTGACGATGGCCGTTTCATTGGAACTAACGTTCTGAACGAAGCTTTCCTTGAACGATTCCCTGTGACTTTTGAACAGGAATATCCTTCTGTTGCAAATGAGATCAAGATTCTTGATAAAGTTGCACAGACTCTTGGAGTCACTGATGGTGAGTTCTGCAAGCGTCTTGCTGACTGGGCAGACATCATCCGCAAAACCTTCTATGATGGTGGTATTGAGGAAATCATCAGCACCCGTCGCCTGGTCCACATTATCCGTGCTTACAGCATCTTTGGTGACAAGGCAAAAGCAATCAGTGTTTGCGTCAATCGTTTTG